AGCACGAGCGTTATCTAGAAACGGTTCGCAGTCCTCCCAATCATCAATAGCCAGCGATCTAGGCTTAGCCTTAAGTTGTACTCTCACATTTCTCTCCAGAGTTAAGGGCGGATCAGGCCAGCGCAAAACGTTCGTTTTCATCGGCGGGATTGCCACGCTTCGAGGTGGCCTGATCCATAAGGGGTTAGGCGGCTTTGCGCCATTCGACAAGTTGATTCACGGTCGCTTCGACTTCTGCCAGGAATGTTTCCACTTCCTTTTCGTAGGCTGCGATCAGGGCTTCGTCGCGCTCGATTCGCTTGATGAAAAGTTGCATGTCCGCAGGCATTCGAGGATCGAAGCTGGCGAAGTCAACCCAATCGCGTCCGGTGCAGGCCATTTGCCACTGCACTTGCGGGATGTACTGCGACGGCACCGCGTCACTCAGAATCGTGGCGATGTGCGACTTCGTTTCCGGGCACTTGATTTCCAGCAGGCCAGCACTGCCCACCAAGCCATCAGGAGACGCGCCAGTCATCGCAATGCGCGGGTGCGGCACCATGCCTACCTCAGTCACCATCAAGCCCGTCTCGGCCTCGTATGCGGCGCGGGCCAGTGGTTCGCACTCCGTGCCCCATTTCATCGAAGCATTGGTGAAGCCTTCGGCGCTCTTTCCGGTCAGGCGCTCGGCCACCAGTTCGGCGCGGTAGTTCGCACGGGCGGCGGCTTCGCCGGTCTTGATCTTCGCAAGCACATCGGACAGCCGGCTGGCGGTGACTTTGCCCAACCGTTGCAGGAACCACTCTGGCGAGCCTTGAACAATGGTCATTGCGTCACCTCGCCAGTTTCAGCGTCCACCACGGTCGAAGATTCGGCGGCGCGCTTCAGGTCAACTTGGTGGGTCTGCCAGAAGGCAACCTTGTGCGCTCCCTTGGGCAGCTTCTGGAAAGCGGCGGCGAGCGCGTCAGGGCCGTTCATGGCCGCGTCTTGCATCGGCTGAAGGTGCTCGGCCTCAAACTCGGCATAGCCCTCTGGCGCGTTCTGTGCGGCGGCTGCTTGCGGGTTGCGGGCCTGTGCCACCGATGCGGCGGGTGTGGCTTCTGCGATCCGCTCGGCTTCGTCCTGGTCGAAAATACCACCGTAGCCAAAGGCGAGGCGGGCGCACTGGATCATGGCCTTGTGGCGCAGCATGCGGCGCGGGTGGGAAATCCACGGCTGCGCATTCGGGCGGCGGCACTCGCTCATGTACTCCGTCACCTTCACGGGGTGGCTGCGGTCCTTGCGGTAGATGATGCAAGTGCAGGATTCCGCGTCCTGCTCGAAGTCCATGCCGTCGAACTGCGGGTGGTTGTTGATGATGCGGCTCCAGCCGTCCACACCAACCACCGGAACAATGCCGTTGTTCTTGTCGGGGAAGGCGTAGATTTCCTTCGTCCAAGGGTTCAGGCCGTACTGATTCGCCACCACCATGAGCGCGGTCATCTGTGCGTCGGAAACCTGCCCTTTGAAGGCCGTAGCCTTGAGAGTTGCGATCAGCCCTTCGCCGTCGCCCATCTCCAGGCGGGAAGCGAGTTTGTTCGTGAGGGTTACAAGTGCGTTGCTCATACCGAGCCTTTCAGTGCTTTGAAGAAATGCCGCAGAGACTCCCAGCGAGAGAAGCCAGCGGTGCGGAACAATCGGTAAGAGTCGCAGGCCAGCTCAAGGCGTGAGAATTCGTAGTCATCAGCGCTGGGTGTTTCGACGTGGCTGTACGAAACAAAGTCGGTGGGCTCGATCTGCTCGGGCTGTACGCGGCGGGTGTTCATGGCGTCACCTTTGGGGCGCAACGGAGCTTTGCAACCAGATGAGCGATCAGCAAGTTCTCGGCGCTGTTCCAGTGCATCCAATGCTTGCGGCGAAAGGCTTCAAGTTCCTCAGCCGTGGGGTCGTCTTCCTGATCTTCCGCATTGCCAGCCACAGACGGAGCGGCGGAAACCATCACGCGATATGCGTAGTAGGGATCAGGCGCATCAGTGACGTGCTTGCCGCCAGCGAAGTTCCATGCTGCGTCCACCATCTGTTGGGTTGGCACCAAGGGGACTAGCTTCAATGCGCGCTCTTCCGGCTCATCTCCTGCGAACTCAATGGGGGATGGTTGGGTCATGGCTGCACCTGTTCATAGGTGGCGGCAAAGATGTCCGGCTTGCACGGGTACAGCTCGCCCTTGATGCCGCGAATGATCCAGTCGCCTTCCGTGGCTTCCATCAAGCCTTCAAGGGTTGGGATGTGCATACCGATGCGGCCATTGCCTTCTCCGTCAGGCCAGAAGCCTTTCGGATCACCCGGGCCACTGCCAACACCGGCAAACGTGCACATCTCCTGCCACGTATCCCAGCGGAGTTGAACGGCTTCGATCACAACGGGTTTTTTGCGGAATTTCATTTCTTTCCTTTCGATTTGCCATGCCCCTTGTGCCCGCCCTTACCGGGAGACTTTCCGGGACTGACTTGCCCGCCACCGCTGAGCCCGCCGGGGTTGTTGCTCACCGAAGGGCGGCTGATCGAGCCACCCGTAGAACGAGTGCCGTTGTCGCAGTTCAGACGCTCGGGATCGCAGATCGGTGCAGTTCCACCAGCAAATGCTGCGGCGGCTGCGATGAGAATTAGGGGCAGGATCATGCTGGCTCCACGTAGGTCAAAGCCTGCAACTTGCTGATGCGGTTCAGGATGGCGTTCTCGCGCTGCTGGTTGTCGGCGCGGACGGCGGCCAGCTCGCTGTTCAGTGCATCGAGTTGATTGCGATGGATTTCGCTTTCATCGTCCAACGTCAATGTGACGACCGCCGAGCCGATTCGGACATAGCCTTCGCCCTCAAAGTACTTGCTTCCATCCGGGCTTGACAACATGACGCTGCCGGAACTGCCTTCTTTGACATCCTCAAGGCGGTGGTACTTCGTGTCCAGGTAGGCCGATTGTTTGTAGGTGATCTGCATTTCGTTCTTCCAGGTTGATGTCAGAAGCCCAGCGCAAGAGCGATGAGCAGGGCGATGGCTGCGAGCGCGCAAGCACGCATAACGATCACGTCTGGTTTGTCGTGGGTCATGGCTGGGTCGCCTCTTCAATTGCTGCGTCAAGCGGCAGCCCCGTGGCAACGCACGCAAGCACGGTGGACACGATTTCCGGCGTGTAGCCGTACAGGCCCCAATGCTGCTCAATGTTTACGGCTACCGCGTGGTTGGCCGTACGCATTGCGCGGGCGTATTGCTGCATTGCTGCTTTCGCCAGTTCCGGTGTGTGCGCGCTCATACCCGCCCCCGATTGAACTGAGCCACAGGAACGCGCACATCCATCTTGTCGGACGGCACGTAGACTTTCCCGGCATACAAGTGCGTGCTCGGCTCTGTGCGGCGCATCGCCGGCACATTGCGCAGGATTCGGACTGCGGAGGCAGTTCCTTCTGAGGTGGTCTTGTTCATGCTGTTTCCGGAAGGGTTTCAACGTCCCGACGCGAGCCGCGCCAGAACCCGTCATCACCAAGGAACATGCCCTTGGCGGTCATCTCGTCCACCGTCAGGCAGCGGCGGTCAACGCCAAACTCGCCATGCCGGTGTTTCTCGAATGCGTGCGTGCTGTTGAAGTACTGATCGCACCCGCTGCACTGATTGCGGTCGCCGCGAAGCGTCTTGCGGTTCATGCGATTGCTCCAAGCTTCGGTTGTGGTGCGCCATGCAGGCGCGATCCGGGATAGCTCTGCCAGATTTCGCCGCTCGGATCGACTTCGGCTTGCAGAAGGTGAGCGCGATCAACACGCTCTTGCCCCCGCTTGAAGATCAGCGGATCGTCAGAGAACTGGTACTGCCAATCCAGCATGGAGAGAAGGTCGTGGTACGCGGCCAGCTTGTGAACAAAGCTCTGCGGCGGTGCGATGGCAACGAGTGCGTGCGCAATGGCGGGGTGAAGGTCGTTCATGGCTGCACCACCTTTGCGATTGCCACCTTGGCGTGTGCGGCCAGAGCGTCATTCAGTTGCGTGATCAGCCGATGCGCTTCCAGAACGTTCATGCGGACATACAAATTGCCGTCTTCTTGCCCGCCGTGGAATCGCAGCGTTATCGAGACGGCCGTGCCGCCGAAGCGCGAGTAGCCAACGTCTGTGTAGTTGCAGGCCACAGGTTTGGCAGCGCGCTTGTTGAACTTGGAATCGACTTTCATCGCACGCTCTCCGCCCGCATCACACTGCGCTCGCTCACCGCTGGCTTGATCGGCTCCAGCGACATAAAGCCGCTGTCCTGCTCTTGCTTTGCTTTGTCCCAAAGTGCCCAGCCAGCATCAAAGGGCAGCTCTACGGCTTCAACGTCTGCGGGGTGAGCGGGCCAAGCGGCCCATGTTTGACGGGGGGTCATGCGGCCACCTCACCCAATGCGCCACACGCGCACGCCACCATCCACCTTGCGCACAGCAATCGTTCGACCGACGTACTTCGCTGCGGAGTAGACCGAGCTGCGGCTTTTGTCGAACCGATCTTTTGGGATAAAGAACGACTGCCCGACGGCCATGGACTTGATCGCCAAAGCAATGCTGCTGCCATTTGCTTTTGCCTCGTCCATCGAGATGCCGTCTTCGATCACAAACTTTTCCATCTCTGCTCCTGGTTACTCCCCGGGGTGGGAAGCGCATAGGAGTAAATATACATGATTCTTTGCAGCCGTGCAAACCGTTCGTCGCCTTCATGCAAAAATATTTGTGCATGTTGTTTTGCCGTTGTGCTAACATCTGTGGCATGAACACTGAAACCGCCATCAAGCTTGCAGGTAGCCGCAGGAAGCTCGCTGAGATTCTTGGGGTTGCCTACATCTCCACCTACCGTTGGAAACCTGATCTTCCGCAGCACAGGGCCGACCGCCTGCGCATCCTGAAGCCTCGCTGGTTTCAGCCGGCGCGGATCGAGGCTGTAGAGCGCGAGCTGGCCTGAGCCGACACCTTGCAGAGAATGCAGACGTCGGCTTTTTTGTGGCTCAAAACCATACGGCGCACGCAGCCCCGGATTTCAGCATGAACTCAAAAGATGTGAACTTCTGTGCGAAAGCGCGCATTCAGGCACTCATGAAGCAGGCGGGGCTGGCATGAATCAACTGGCCCTCCACCTCCCCATGGCTCGGGCAAGCGATCCTGACACCTCCAAGGCCGCTGCAAGGCGCGCAGCCCGCTTCCAAGCCTCACACGCTGGCCGAATTCTCGAAGCCCTGCGCGTTCACCCGATGACGGCCAAGGAACTTGCAGCGCACACCAAACTTTCCATCGAGCAGGTATGCCGCAGGTTGCCAGAGCTTGCTGACGCTCGCGTCATGACGGTGGGCGGCCAACCCCTTGAGCGCGAAGGTTTCCGCGTCTGGATGGCTGCCTGATGAACTTCTACAAACGGTTCATTGGTGACATCCAGGCCAAGACCGGGGGGCTGAGTTTGGCCGAGTTCGGTGCGTATGACCGACTTCTGGACCACTACTACAGCACCGAGCAACCCGTCCCGACCGACGAAATTTATCGCATTTGTCGAGCGATGAGCGGGGCCGAGCGCGCAGCAGTAGATCGAGTGCTCGCCAAGTTCTTTGACCACACGCCAGAAGGCTACACGCAGAGCAAGGCAGATGAGGTGATTGCGAAGGCTCTCCCTCTGATAGAAGCCGCAAGAGTCAACGGGAAACGAGGTGGAAGACCACCAAAAAACAAAACCCAGCAGAAACCAAGCGGGTTTCAAAACGATAACCCAGCAGAAACCCAGCAAGAACCCAGCGCGAAAGCTAACCAAAGCCAAAGCCAAATACCAGAAGAAATAACACCCTCTCTCTCTACGACCGTTGAGGGTGTTCAGCCGACAGACGCTGGGTTGATCTGCAAAGCCATGAAGGCAGTCGGCATTGCGGATGTGAACCCCGGCCATCAAACGCTGCGGACTTTGCTGGAGGCAGGTGCGGATGTGGCTGAGTTCGTCGGCGCAGCGCAGAAGGCGGTTGCCGAGCAGAAGGGTTTTGCCTACGCACTTGGGATCGTGAAGAACGAGCGGCTTCGCGCTGCCCAACTGACCGACCAGATTCACCGGGGCGCGCTCCCCGTTGCTGAAACCGCATACCAGCGATCCATGCGCGAACGCATGCAGGAAGCCGCGCCAGAAGCTGCGCGCAAAGACCCTTCCCATGCGGCACACGCTGCCGACTTCTTCAACGCCATTGAGGTGCCCACGCGCACTGTGGAGCGCATTCGATGAGCCTTCCATTGCCATGGGTGGACAAGATTTTCCTGAAGCTGACGCTGATCTACGGGCGTGACTTCATTGGCCGCTGGGAAGGGCTGGAAATCGCCGATGTGAAGACAGATTGGGGCCACGAACTGTCGGGTTTTGAAAACTGGCCTGAAGCCATTGCGCACGCGCTGGCGAACTGCCCGCCCGGAAAGCCGCCAACCGTGATCGAGTTCCGCGATCTGGCGCGCAAGGCACCACGGGCCAAGGTTGCCGAACTGCCAGCACCGGCTGCCGACCCTGAGCGCGTAGCCGCCGAACTCGCCAAGTTGGCTCCGCTGAAGATGACGGCGAAATCTCCGACTGATCACAAGGCATGGGCGAAGGCAATCATCCGCCGTCATGACGCTGGCGAAAAGCTGACCGTCACCGTGTTGCGTTTTGCTCGGGAGGCGCTCAGTGCATAAGCCCAACTGGAGCGCCATTCGTGGGCACTACAAATGGCTCACGCCGAAGATTCTGCAATCGCCGCGCAATGAGTGGGCATGCGATCCATATGCATGGTGTGAAGTCGCCACGCTAACACCGATTGAGGATCACTTCTGGTGCGAAGTCAGATCCATTGATGCTGTGGTGTATCCGCAGTACCCCATTGGCAAGCACTTCGTTGACTTCGCCAACCCCGTGGCAAAGGTCGTTTTCGAGTGCGACGGCGCGGCATTCCACCTCGACCAAGAAAAGGACGATAGGCGCGACCTGGAGTTGGTTGAAAAGGGTTGGACTGTCTACCGCGTTGCAGGCTGGCAGTGCGTCCAGACCACCTCGGAAGAGGGAATTCTTGGCAGTGCAGGGCGAGAGCTTCGCATCGCCGCCCTGCGTCATCGAATCATTCGGTCAGATCACATGGATGAGCGAGTGATCGACGAACTGGCGAAGGACTACACGCAGATTTCCGAGAAGGGGTACGAGTACCCACACCCCGAACTTTTCATTTAAGGAGCACGCATGCGTACCGTCATCACCCTCGAAGTCGATCACAAAGAGCCCATACCCATGCTGGCTGACTTGATCGCACAGCGCGCCTACACATTGCCGAAAGTTGAAAACGTCACTGTTATTGGAGTGGCGACCAGCGTTGATCTGATCGCTCTTCCTGTGGTGGAGATGGGAGAGCCGTCATGAACTGCAAGCCCGGAGATTTGGCGGTGATCGTGAAAACCGCTCCAGAGGGGGAGTTTTTGCTGGGGAGGGTTGTTCATGTTCTTCGGCTTTGGTCTGCGAATGAATGGGAGGTCGTTCTTGATAGGCCAATCACGAACCCAATCAACGGCGAGTATGGACTTCACGGAGTCGCGCCTGACGAATGCCTCCGCCCGATCCGCGATCCCGGCGACGACGCCACCGACGAAACCCTGACGTGGCTCGACGTTCCCTCCAAGCAAGGTGAAACCGCATGACGCCGTTCATGAAAATCTTCGCCCTGCTTGAGCAGCGCCAGTTCATTCAATTCGCCGAAGTGATCGAAGCCCTTGAATCGCGTGGAGCGGCGAACCGAGTGATCCGCCAGTTGCGTGATCGCGGGGACATTGTTCACGTTGGCCGTGGTGCTTATGCGAAGCCTGAGACGGCAAACATGCTCAAGGGGTGGGCAGCATGACGCTCGACGAAATCAAAGCGCGCTGTGAAGAAGTGGGCGACTGCCTTGAGTGGTCTGGCTATTTCGAGCGCGGCAGCCCACGGTCAGCAGGTCGCAGTGTGCGATTTACGGTTTACGAGCTGGTCAACGGGCCTGTTTCCAAGGACAGAACAAAGGTCGTCACCGTGAAGTGCCGGAACCCGAAGTGCGTCAACCCTGATCACCTTATCCGAACCACAAAGTCGGTGGTCGCAAAGCGCGTTGGATCGCTCGGCCTGCCACAAAAGCGACGCATCTCCGAAGGTCGCCGCAAGCAGTCCAGCCTGCTCACCATGGAGATTGCCCGCGAAGTTCGGGAGAGCACGCTGCCGGCAAAAGAAGAAGCCAAACTGCGCGGCATTAGCTGGCACATGGTTTACAAGATTCGCGCCCATCAAGCATGGCGCGAGTACGAATCGAATCCATTTTCAGGGCTGATGTCATGAGCAGTTTGCGTACTCAGGAACGGAGAGCGGCGTGAACAAGTGCTGCAAGACGTGCCACCACGCAAACGCCAAGTCCAACACCGAAATGGCGAAGCAGGGATTTGCCTTGTGCAATCTCGGGCCGCGCTGGGAATTTCACTCCCGCACCTTTGTGTGCAACCAGTGGAAGGCGAAATCGTGACCGACCGCCAGAACCAGCCCGCAGTATTGCGCCGCAAGGTGGAGCGCTTGGAAGCATTGCTTGCTGCCGAAAAGCACCGGGGTGACAAGTGCTGGGCTGCATACCGCGAACTGATGTACGAAAACGTGGACATGAAGCTCAAGCTGGATCGGATCGCTGCGGCTGTGAATGGGGGTGAGGAATGAACCTGATCCTTCCATGGCCGCCCAAGGAGCTGAGCCCGAACCAGCGCCTGCACTGGTCGAAGGTTGCCAAGGCCAAAGCCGCCTACCGCGCCGCCTGTGGCTGGACGGCAAAAGAGCAGGGCGCTCAAAAGATCAAAGCCGACCGCCTGCATGTCGCCTTCACCTTCTACCCGCCAAACCGCCAGCGCCGCGATCTGGACGGCTGCATTTCGCGCATGAAGGCCGGGATCGACGGACTGGCGGACGTGCTTGGGGTGGACGACAGCAAGTGGAGCATGGCCTTTGAGCTTTCAGCCGAAATCGGCGGCATGGTCCGTGTGGAGGTGAGCCAGTGACCAACGAACAACGGTGCGCAGAAGCCATGAAGCGGCTGAACGAGTGGATCAACCGAGCCGCTGCCCAGCACATCCGGCGCATGCGGGAAGGGTGGGCGAAGTGACCGAGCGAATCAGCCTGACCCTGTACAGCGTCAACCAGTTGGCGACAGACGTGCCGCGTGCACTCGCGTGGATCAAGGCCATGCTGGTGGCTGGGCACCGGCTGGTATTCAGTGTGCGCGCGGAAACCCGTTCGTCCAAGCAGAACGCCATGATGTGGTCGTGCCTGACAGACCTTTCCAAGCAGGTGACATGGTTCGGCAAGAAGCTAACGAAAGAAGGCTGGAAGGACTTCATCACCGGTCACCTCGACGGCCAGGACTTGGTGCCCAACATGGACGGAACGGGTTTCATCAGCATCCAGCGCGGGCGCAGCACAAGCGCCATGACGATCAAGGAGATGGTCGCGGTGATCGACCTGTGCCACGCGTTCGGGGCGGACGAAGGGGTTCATTGGTCGCCCACATCGCTGGGCCGGGATGCATTTGTCGTGGACCCTGAGACTGGCGAGATCGTGGAGACGCACGCATGACCGCCTTCCCAAAGATCGCCTACACCCGCAGCAAAGCCCTTCTAGTGGCCTGCCGTGAGATTAAGGAGTTCAGATGCCAAAGTTTCTAGATCGATCCGGTCAAGTTTTTGGTCGGCTGACCGTTTTGCATGCCACTGATGAGCGAACGTTTTCAGGCTCAGTGAAGTGGTTGTGTCGTTGTGTATGCGGAAACGAAAAGGTCGTTTCCGGGGCGGCTTTAAAGGCCGGACATTCAATGAGTTGCGGGTGTCTTTTTAAAGAAGTCGCCGCAGAAAAAGGCAGGAAGAAAAAGACGCATGGACTGAGTGCGTCAAAGGTGTATCGGTCCTGGACTGGAATGAAGCGCCGGTGTTACACCGTGAGCGACAAGAAGTATGCGGACTACGGCGGGCGCGGCATCCGTGTTTGTGACAGGTGGATTGCATCCTTTGAGAATTTTTTGGCTGACATGGGCATGCCAGGTCATGGCCAGACGCTTGATCGTCGAGATGTGAATGGTGACTACACGCCAGATAACTGCCGGTGGGCGACTCAACTCGAGCAGCAAAACAACCGCAGGGACAACGTGATCGTTGATCTTGGTGGGGAGCGAATGACTATGGCCCAGTACGCAAGAAAGTACGGACTAAACGAAGACAAGATTCAACAGAGGCTTGCTCGCGGGTGGTCTATGGAAAGGGCGGTTTCGCCGTGAACTTTCCAAAACACCAATACGTTCGTTCAAAGACGCTTATGGCGGCCTATAGGGAAATCCCGTGTCAGCACTGCGGTGTTGCAGATGGCACGGTTTGCGGAGCGCACAGCAATTCATCGTCACACCATAAAGGCCGTGGAATTAAAGCCGACGACAACAAGTGCGCCAGCCTCTGCCACAAATGCCATGCCGAACTCGACCAAGGCTATTCCATGAGCAGGGAAGAGCGCGCCGGCATGTGGGACGCGGCACACCGGAACACCGTTCGCACGTTGGTGCAGCGCGGGCTGTGGCCGTTGAATGTGCCGATTCCCGATATTCGACAGATGAACTAGCTCAAGGCATTGCAAGCCGAGAGAACCGAATGAAAGACGCCATGACTGAAGCCCCCGAGCGTACAGAAGCGGACATCAGCCAAGTCCTGAACGACCTGCTTGCCCGCTGGCATGTCTGGAGTTCGTCCTATTCCTTCGGCAAGGGTTACC